TTCAGTTTTATGTAAAAATACAATATCTGTTGTACATTCTAAATTTAAACCACATCCAAAAAGATTTGAGTTTAATAATATTACATTCATATTTCCATTTGTATATTTATTAATAGATTCATATATATCATTTATATTACCATCATCTAATTCAATATAATTTATATAATATTTATTTAAAAGTCGTTTTAAATCATTGAATATTCGAATATAATTTGTACAAAATATAATTTTACAATTTGCATATATCTTCGTTTTTATAAAATACTCCATAAATTCTAATTTTGTCTTTTTTGTATATTTTACACCCGCCTCTTTATTTAATTTTATCTCTTCGTATTCTGCACTTGTTTTAAAATCATCTATTAAAATCTCTTCTGTATGACAAAATGGACATTTATCTTTTAATAACTTTTGATACCAATCTTCTAAACACATTTTACACGATTTTTTTTTACAACACTCCGAATAATATTGTTCATTTATATTTTCATATTCTTTTTCACATAATATACAACAATTTTCTTTTAATGGTTTTATTACTACATAATCTTCAAATTTAACATCCTCTTTATTACAATATATACATGATGTCTTTTTCATATTATTAAACCAATTATTCGGACATTTATAACACATTGTATTTTTACAACATTCCGATATAACTTTATTTTGTGTTTCATCCAATTCATCATAACACAATGGACAACAATTATTCTCTCTTAATCGGTCTCTAATAAGATTTAATTTTGTTTCACTCTCTTCTAAAGATAATGTTGCTTTTTCCAATTGTTTTTTTAAAATAATTACTCTATTATCACCTGATATAGAATTATTTTCATCGCCACCATATATACCAATCGCTTTTTTAAGGTCGGCAATACGCAGTTTTTCCATTTCAATTATATCTAATTTATCTTTTACCAATATATCAAGTGCTTCTTTTTCATTTTGTGCTACTTTATTACTAAATTTCTTCTTAATTCTTGAATAATCCATTGCATTCAATAATTTAAATTCATTTTGTGAAATAACACCTTTAAAAATATTATCTAAATAGATATTTTTACATATTATTTTATATATATTAGGTGATTGAAAATTAAACATATCATCTACATAACTGTTTAAACACTTACATGTAACATATGGTAATAAATTAGAATCTATTTTTTTAGAATATATACCTAACATATCATAATTAATCGATGCTGATACAAACCATACAAAATTTGCATTTATTTTATTTATTACAAATGAACTAATACTATCGATTTCATCAAAAAAAATACGTTCTACTTCATTTACTGTTGTTGCTATCATATTATAATAAAGTGCAGTTGTTAATAGAATATCATAATTATACAGTTCAGAATCAGTATTATATAAATCAAGTAATTCGGCATATTCTATGAATTTTTTGTATTTCAATAGTCCATTTGAAAAAACATGTATTGCATTACACCACTGATTAATTATATTTTGAGGTACTACTATAATGTTCTTTTTTTTACCACTTAATAAAATATGTGTCAATATAACATATGTTTTACCAGTGCCTGGTTTATCAGACATTATTCCAAAATTACATATATTCATCTCCTCTATTTCCATACACTTCTTTACCATGGCTAATTGATGGTCTTTTAATTTAATATTTATAATTTCAGGTTGTTCTATTTTAGGTGATTCTGTGGTTAATTCATATGTATAGTCTTCCATTATAGATATATAAATTTTAATTTATAAATTATTTACCGAAATGTTATTTTTTTAATATTTTTTATTATTTTTATTATTTGAAATCATTTTGAAATCATTTTGAAATCTTTTACATATTTTACAATTTAACATATTTTATTCATGTAAATATGTTTTACATACATCTAATATATCAATAATACATTGAATGAATTCAGTTAATTGTGTAATATGCTCGTCGCGTAAAAATCGGTCTTCATTTACATATTTAAAATGGTATTCTAAAATAGACCCCCATGTAGATGAACCAAAATTTATTTTATATGGAGAATACCATGAAGATATTGCTTTTCTAAAAGGCGTAAATTTTTCATCGCGTGGTTTATCCAATATTTCAAAAAATTCATATAAATATCCTATATAATTATTTACTTCTTCTAAAGTATATGATTTTATTATAGATGCTTTAATACCAATTATTGCATGATCAACAAATTCTTGAATACATCCATCATTTGTATATTGATTCCATCCTGAACCAAAACCAGTTTTTATTCCATAAAGGAGTCCATGATTGTATTTTTTAAACCAATCAAACAAGTTATTTTTCACAATAATAATGTTTTCGGGATTTTCAACATCATATAGGTTTCGAGTTTGTTCATCCAACACTTCTTTTTTATTGTTTTCATACAAACTGTTTATTGATGATTTTTTATCAGGTATAATTAACAAATCGCGCATTTCAACAGATTCAAAATTATCCTTCAATCTTCTTATATAATTGATAAATTGATTGCTCAACATACCGATTGAAAATTTAGGTTTCAAATTATTAATGATATATGTTGATGTTTGATAAACAAATAATATTTCTTCATCAGTCAATTCATTTATTACAATTTGAAATTGCTGACCATCTAATAAATCAGGCGACAATTTTGTAAATAATTCTGCTTTTATTTGATGTATATTTGATGTGCATAATTTTTCTTCAAGACTCCTCATATCAGGTGGTCTTAATGGTGTTTGAATGACTGTATTAATGTCTTTATTATATTTAATAGAATATTCAAAATTTGCATGATAATTTCGATCATTATTTTTTTTCTGCATTTCAAGAATATCCATATAACGTTTTCTATCCATTTTTTCTAATTTATATATTTTTATATATTATTTCAATAAAATTTTTTAGATATTTTCTATTAAAGTATTTTTATAAATAAGTTTATAAAAATAATATTCAGTTTTTATAAAAGATGTTTATGAAATAATATGTTTATAAAATGAAAATATAATATTTTACTTTAATAAAATGTGTAGTGTAAATCATGATTTAAAAGCCATTTTTATACATGTTCATAAAACAGGTGGCACATATATTAGTTATATGTTACATAAATATTATGGTTTCAAAAATTACTATTTACATCGTCCAGATCATGACACATTTTGTTTTAATAAAAAAAAGAAGACTAAATATATTAATTATGAAAATCGCGTTCACGGTGTTTTAATGTATTATAAAACGTCGCCTTTTATTAATAAAAAAATGGGAATGACTCCTGAAAAATGGAATACTTATTATAAGTTCTGTTTTATTAGAAACCCCTATGATAAAATAATTTCGGCATGGAATCATGTAAATCGCTTTAATATACCATTTGCGAATTACTTATTATTAACAAATAAATGTAATGATGTTGAATATATGCATATGTTTATGCCACAAGTTAGAAATATAATAAATGAAAAAGGTGATATTAAAATGAATTATATTGGAAAATTTGAAACTTTAGAAGAAGATTTTCAAAAAATATTAAAAGAGATTGGTATAAAACAGATTTTACATGACCAGTCAAAATCAATGAATAAGAGGGAACATGCACCTTTTTATGAATATTATGACCAAATGATATTAAATCGTGTAAATATTTTATTAAAAGAAGATTTTGATAAATTGGATTATAAAATGATTGAAAATATAGATGATATGAAAAATTTATCTAATACAAATTTAGATACAATTTTATAATGACATTTAAAATAGAAAATTTTTGTCAAAACCACAATGAAGAATTTGCCGTTTATTATAGTTATCTTAAAAATCCTATATATGAAGCAATATTACTTAAATCCATTGAGTATTTAGAACATCCCATTATAAAACAAAAATTAATAGATATGATTGATAAAAATCATAAACTTATACTTAAAAAAATTAAAACAACAAGTCTTATAGTTAGTTATTATAAACAAAATAATTTAATAACTCGTTCTGAAATCGGCAAGTTTTTTACATTTTATGAAAAAGAATTATCTAAAATAAATGTCAATAAAAAATCAGACTTGTTAAAATTATTTTATAAACTCATCTATTATGACAAATGTATCTCTGTTCTAAAAGAGTGTTTTTATATATTTTCTAATTATCGCGCATGTATATATTTTATGACCCCGTCTATAAATTTTAATATTCTTAATAAAAAAAACAAGAAAATACTTGATAAAGTTGTAATTTCATTCAAAGATAATTTAAATACACTATCACAGGTGATAAGTAAAAGTTATATTGGAGATGAAAATCCATGGGCAAAATACTATTCAACAGCTTATTCATTATTTGATACACTTTTAATAATGCAAAAGTATTATAAAGAACCACTTAAAGAATTAGATATAAATTTTATTGTTAAAAAAGAGTATAATAAAAAAGATATTATTAAAAATTTATGTAAAAATTATCATACAGAAAAAATGAAAGTTAGTGATATAGACGATAAATTAATTCCTAAAAATATAAATAATATTAGTCAATTTATAATAAATATTAAAAGAATAGGATATGATATGTGGTTTGTTATACCACTTGTTTTTAAATCAATATATGAATTATATATTTTAGAAAATGTACAAGAATCAATCGTATTTGGAGCGCATAATATACATTTACAAAAGAAAAACCACTTATTAGCAGTAATGTGTTACATTTTAGTTAAAGAAAATTATATAACAAATATAAATATATTAAATGGATTTAATGAATAAATTATTATCTAATAAATAAAATATATGAAGGTAAATCATAATGCAATTTTTAAATATTATCAATTAGGTGTATATCCTTCATACGAACGTGTAATTGCTTTAGGAGATATTCATGGAGATTTCAATGCTTTCATATTAGTTCTTAAAAAGGCACATTTGATTGATAATGATTATCATTGGATTGGCGGTAAAACACATGTTGTTCAAGTAGGAGATATTTTAGATCGTAAAATAAGAGAAGGTGAATACAGTGATGAAGATTCAGAATTTAAAATAATATCTTTAATACTTAAGTTACAGTTAGAATCATATATTGATGGTGGCGGATTTCATCCAGTTATTGGAAATCATGAATTAATGAATATATTAGGAATATTCGATTATGTATCAGCACTTGGATTAATGCACTTTAATGGAATAGATGGTAGAAGAGATTATTTTAAAATAGGTGGTGATTTTTGTACATATTTGGCTTGTGCATGGAATCCAATAATTAAAATTGGTGATTATATATTTTGTCACGGTGGATTAAATATGAATATTGCAGAAAATTATTCTATAAAAGATATTAATTTTATTATGCGTGATACACTCTATGGTAATACGGATCATTTAAATGAAAAACATTTTAATACTCTTTTTATGGAACAAAATAGTATTTTATGGAATAGAACATATTCAACCGAACAGAGTAAGACAAAAGAACTTACATATCAAAAGCTATTAGATAAAATTCTTAAAATATATGATGCAAAATATTTAGTTGTTGGACATAGTCCGCAAAATGATGGTATTAAATTTCGTTATGAAAATAAAGTAATATGTATTGATACTGCTATGTCTAAAGCGTTCGGTAAAAAAAGAAAAGAAATCGATAGACTACATTATTTAGAATTAATGCAATTAAAAGGAAAAATTATTATACATTGATTTTTAAGTATAAAAAGAATATTTGATAAAAACAATATTTGATAAAAACAATATTTGATAAAAACAATATTTTATAAAAACAATATTCGATAAAAAATATTTTTAAATATATTTATATTTTGTAGTTAAATATATTTAATGTCTTTTATTCCTTTAAAATTTAAATTAAACCATAAAGATTGGACGGATTATATTACGGTTGACATTAAAACAAATATTATTAAACGTATAAATGATATGCAAGATGGAGGGACTTTTATACAAAATAATAATATTATTATTATATTTTGGGATTCATGGAGTCCAGATTTATTTTATACTTATGGAAATGAAGAAATAACTGATATACCTATATTTTATCAAATAACATTTAATAATAAATTTAAATTACATCATTATATATCATTCTATCATATTGTAGATATTAATAATTCAGATTTATATATATATGATTTTAATACGTTGACCTATTATTCAATCACTGATATTAATATTTCATATCAGTATGATGATATAATTTATTTTAATAATATTTTTTATACAAACGATTTTTTTAATAATATTTTTGAAAAAATAAATATTTGTAAAAAAAATGATGACGAAATATCAACAATTAATAAAGATATATTATATATAATATCGAAAAATGATAATATATGTTATGAAATTGAACAAATTGATAATAGAATAAATATTTTAAAATCGGGATTTTTTATAAAAATTTTTAATAAATATAAGTTAATTTTTGATAATGAAACAATCTTTTTAAAATATAATTATAGTTCAGAAACATTTAATATATATATAAATCCCAATCTAAATAAAATTTTATATATAAATGATTTAAAAAAAAATATTAATACTCTTTATTTTATTAATAGAGGAAATATAAATAATATTATTAAATTAATTCAGTATTATTCATATTTTAAGTATGATACTGTTTTAGTCGATGATATTTGTAATATTAAAAATAATGATTTATATGATGATATAACAATATATTATTATAAAGATGTTTGTGAATTAATTGATTTTGAACTTATTGAATATAAAGAATCCGATTTTATTACAGAACAAAAAGATAATTTTTTAAAAATCGATAATTCAATAAATGATTTAAATTTTGAATTAAATATTACAAAACATATCAATATTAATAAAATATGGATAGAAAATAACAGTTCTTTAAAATTAAATAAATATACATCAATACCCAAAATTATACATTTTATATGGATAGGAGAAGCTCCATTACCACCTTCATACGAGTATTATATTAGTTCTTGGATAAATAATCATCCTGATTGGATATTTTGCTTTTGGAATGACTATAATAAACCTATTTTAATAAATGAAGAAATATATAATCTTGCAAAATATCCTGCCATGAAAGCTGATATATTACGCTATGAATTATTATATTTTATAGGAGGTGTTTATATTGATACTGATTTTTTATCAATTAAGAATATAGATGAATTATTAAAAAACATTGATGGATTTACAGGATTTGAATCGGATGATTATATGGCCATTGGATTAATGGGATTTAAACCACTTGACCCTATTTTATATCAAATTATTATACAAATACCATATAATATTATACATCAAAATAGTTTATTAGAAACTGGTTATGAAACATTTATTCCATCAAATTCAATACCTATTCCAAAACTTACGGGTCCAGTTTTTTTTACATATATATGGGATAAATATAAAACAAATTTACATAAAGCTTTTAAAAGAGAATATTTTTATTCATATTCTTTTGAAGAAAAACATCAAAATAAAAAATTTATAATTAAAAATACAAATTATGCAATACATATGTGGGGTTATTCATGGGAGTCAAATAATATAGATAAAAATAAAAAAAATAATAGTAAAAATATTGTTGATAATAAATATTATATAAGAGAATTATTTTTGCAAAATTATGTTAGACCTTATTTTAATACATCATTATATTCAAATAATAATATTGATAATGAAGTTTTAATATTGGAATATAAGAATATAGATAATTACTTAAAGAATAATATTTTTTATAAGTCTCATTTTAAAAATCTATCTAATCCTATTCTTGAAAAAAAAAATTATAATAAATTGAGAGTAGTTCATATTATGGGACTATTTTTTACAGGTGGTATTGAAAGATATTTATATTATTTATCTAAATATGGTGACCATGAAAAATACAATTATTATCTATTTCATATATCAAATAATAATCAAACCAACAAATCAATATATTCTAAATATTCGTATCTTTTAAAAAATATTATTATGATTGATTTTCAATGGGACCATATATATTTAAACAATATTCTATTATCCATTCGCCCCGATTTAATTATTGACCATTATTCTATATATCTTAATGACAACAATGATATTTATAATGGAATTGATAGAACACGTGTTATACATTTTGTTCATAGTGCATTATGTTATAAAAAATATATTGAAAAATTGCGGTTTTTAAAATGTATTCATTTATATATTGAGAAAGAAAAAGAGATTTCATGGAATAATATTAAATATAATTATTACACAACTCTTGGAACAGAAATAATTGACATTGATGATTTTGATAAAAAAACATTTTCTGAAAAAGAAATATTAAATATATCTATTGTTGGAAGAATCGCTGAAGAGAAGAATCCAATATCATTTTTTAAAAAATTATGCGAATCTTTATTATTAAAAAATAATAATTTAAAAATATGTATTTATGGTGAGAAAGATTATGTTTTTAATAAAAAATATGTAATACAATTTGAAGAGATACTTGATTCTTTTAATAGTCGATTAAATAAAACAAATAATACTATAAATTATTTTGAATTTAGGCGTGATACAACTGAAATTTATAAAAATACTGATTTACTTTTAATACCATCTGTATACGAAACTGGTTCATTTAGCTGTTTAGAAGCATTTTCATGGGGAATACCTGTCATCGCTCGTAATGTTTATGGCTTACCTTATTTAATTAATCATGGTATTGAAGGATATTTATTTAATACTGATGATGAAATAATTGATAAACTATTAAATATTAAAAAAACGGATGTAATATTTAAAAATAGAGAAAATATAATAAAAAGAGTTAGAGATAAATTCAATATTTTTTCTAAAATAAAGGATTTAGAAAATATTATAGACGAAAATATTGAAATGCGAAATAAGACGAATAATATTATTTTCATAACATCTATAATTAATTGTTGTAATAAACCATTGTCGTATTATCATATAAGGAGTGTTTTTGATGTAAAAACGCGTTTTTTACAAACACTGAAGACTATTGAAAGTATTCGCCTAAAAATACCGAATTCTATTATATTTTTATTTGAATGTTCTGATTTAAATATAATATTAGAAGAAGAGGAACATACTATAGAAACCAATATAAAAGAAAAAGTGGATTATTATTATAATTTTTATGAAAACGATATTATTAGAGATGCTGTTAATTCTTCATTAAAAGGGTTGGGTGAAGCGAATCTTTTAATAGCGGGGTTAGATAAAATGCAAGAAATAATTGAAAAAAATAATATTGATTATGAATATTTATTTAAAATATCGGGTCGTTATTATTTGAATCATGATTTTAAAATAAGTGATTTTGAAAATTCAAATAATAATTTTATACAGTGGGATAATTCATTGTGTTCATATTCAACAATATTTTATAAAATATATTATTATGACGTATCTTTATATAAAAAAGCCCTTTTAGATATGATGGATGATTTGAAAAAAGAGAATAGTATAGAATGTTGTATATATAAATATTTTAAAAAGAGGATTCAAGTAATGCAAAAAATGAATGTTAGTGGATTATTGGCGACGGAAGGTTATTTATTTAGTGTTTAGAGTTTGAGATTGACCGTACGGTTTGGAGCAAAAGTGTTCATAACATGCAATGCTTCTCTTTTACTAATATTAAATACTGGAACATTGTCAGGTTCAAGTATAAATCCGACCCCTGAAAAATGACGATTACCGCTGTTAAATATAATATAAACATTTACTTGATTTTTAGTTTTAGTATTATCGTATATTTGTATATCTAAAACATGAGATTCTCCTTGTTTTTGTATAGTTATAAATAATATACATATACCAAAATATTCACCTAATACTCTTCCAACAGTATCTTCTAAAAAACCATCTCCTCTAATATCGTGTAAATCATCTTTATTAAAGCGTATTCCTTCTTCATTATTTATTAAATATTTTCTATACTGATTTATAAATTTATTTTTATTATTATTCGATAAATTGCGATAAGCTTCAGATGTAACCATAAAAAAAGAGTGTAATAAACAATTATTATAATCACCTGAAGTGTAATACACAACTAAATCATTAAAATAATCTAATTCAATTAGTGGATTTTCCTTATTTGGATCAATACTACATTTAGCATCACGTGGATATTTCAATTTAATCATATCACATATAGTTACTTGTTTAAGAATATTTGTAGTATCTTCATCAACAACTAATTCATTATTATGAGAATTTCCACCTTTAATATTAAACATATGTTTTAATTTTTCAACATAACTGTCAATATCTCTATTATGAACTACATTATTTAAACTATCATTAAAAGAGACTTTTTTAGACTTAGATTTATCTTTAGAATTATTTAGAGTGGTACGTTTATTTTTAGACTTAGACTTATTTTTAGATTCACTTTTAGACTTAGACACTTTATTTTTTAATCCTAATAATTTTTCTTCTAAATCCATGTTATTCATTATTTTTTTAAGTGTATACCCATCAAATTCCGAAGAATGTTTTAATAAATTCTGTTTAAATAATACTGAAGTCAATAGTTTTATACTATTTTCATCAAAGTTATTTGAACGTGTTGAATTATCAATATTAATTTTTGCAGAAACATTTGAACACATAACTTTTAATATATCGTCAAAAAAGTGTTTATATTTAATTAAACGTTCACTCTTTTTAGAATGATTTTTATAAGGTTCACCATGATATAACCAGTCTTTGTAAAGGTCATAATACATATCTAATGTACTCAACTTATTAAAAATATATTGTTTAATTTGGTCGTGATTTTTCATTGCACTTTGAAATAATTCATGATCACAATAATAAAACATTAATTCAATAATACTAAAATCTAAATTTAATGTAAGCACCATAATATCATATAAGTTCATAATATCATAACCACCTAATAGTTTATCAATATTTGTTTTGATGTCATTATTTATTCGTTCTAATCTTATAGAATGTTCTTTTATATAATAATCTGGATCAAATGCTGATAAATACATTAAATTAAATTCATTTATTTTTTCATTTAATTCCATCTTTTTAGAAATAGTTGATTTTGTTGGTGCTGATTTTTTTTGTTTTGATTTTGAATCAGGTAAATCACTTTCATTATATACAACGTATTTATTATAATTAATTGGGTCACGTTTGTTTTTAGATTGTTCAATTTGATTTATTTTAATATTATCTATATCAAAAATGGATTTAAATGCTAATAATCCAAAATTATTCTTTATATGCTGTGTTAGAACAACACGATTTTCAATATATTTTTTAAATAATTTATTAAAATAATTTTTATGTTTCGCTTTACCGATATATGTATGTTCAAAAATATAACGAAATAATGGTATTATTTCATTAAAACCTTTAAATATATTGAATGAATTTTTACAATATAATCTTTTAAATTTTATAAATTCTTCTTGATTATTAAATGTTTCTGTTATAGACGATTTTATTTTTAATAATAAACCATTTTTTAAAATATTATATTTTTTTTTAGACACCTCTTTATAATTTTCCAATTCATATTTCATCCCCTTTAAAATTGACAGTATGTAAGTTTTAGTTTTCATTAATCTATTAAAAAAATAATTAATTTTATAATATTTATTAATAATAACTTGTCCAAATAGGTCTTTAGATTTTCCTTTGTCAAAATAAATTTTTGGAATAATAGGTAAGTTTCCTTCATTTAAAACATAATTTAATATACTATTCATATTATTACCTAAAGTATGTAAATGAATACTACTTTTCTTAGATATTTGTACATTAGAAGTAAATATATCAAAATTATCTTTTGTTAAATTATGTTCATCTCTATATGATAACATATATATTTATTATAGGTAAAAAAAATTAAGATTTTTATCTATAATATTATAATATTTGTCAAAAAATAATATTTGTTAAAAAATAATATTTGTTAAAAATAATAATAATATATATTTGACAAATATATACTATATCTATTTTAAAATGATTACTTTTATAATACCTAGTATTGGTAGAGATACTTTAATATATACAATTGAATCATTATTAAATCAAACAAAACCCGATTGGAATGCAATAATTATATTAGACGGTATAACTATAAATTCTTTAAATAGTAATATAATGTCTTTATTAGACGATAAACGTTTTACTGTTCATGAAATTGAAAAAAAAGGTTTAAATATAAATAGTGCAGGAAATGTTAGAAATTATGGAATGTCCCTTATTGAAAACACTCAATGGATTGCATTTTTAGACGATGATGATACTATAGCATGTGATTATATTGAAATTTTTAAAAATGAACTTTTAATATATCCATTTATTGATGTATATATTTATAGGATGATTAATAACGATCATCGTATAATTCCTAAATTAGATGCTTTAAATTTTGAAATATGTGATGTTGGAATAAGTTTTATTATAAAGTATGATATATTTAAGAATGGTTTAGAATTCGAACCCGATGGAGCAGAAGATTTTTTATATTTAAACAAAATAAGAAATGCTGGTTATAAAATGATGATATCGCCTTATATTAAATATTATGTTCGTAACTTTGAATATAATGTTGATAATATTGGTAAAAGAGGATTTATAAATATATTCAATTCATTATTAACTTTTATGGGATATTTTTTTATTGTTCAAGATTAAAGAATGTTTATTATAGTAAACAATAATATTTGTTTTTAAACTTTTTTTTTGAAAAAAGACTTATGTGTAGGCTTTGGTTCAAATAATTCATTTGAATCATCTTTATCAGTATCATAATCATTATCATTATCACAATCATCAATCATATCATCATCGGAATCACCTGTTATAGTCTGTGTAATGGGTTCACCATTTTCATTTTCATAATGAACTTCATATTCAGAATCATACTCATCCATATTACGGGTGTCAATTGATATATATTTCTTTCCAGATTTAATATAAATAATTCCTGCATCATATATAAAACTAACATTTTGATTGAATTCAAATATATGTCCATATAAGGTATTTATTTCATATGGTAATAAATCAATTGGTATTAATCCAATTGTTCCACTTGTAATTTTATATGTTCTATCTCGTGTATCTTTATATATACCATCTCCATTATGTGTATTATGAACAACCATATCAAATCCACTAATATTTATTTTACCAGAAGAATAACCATATTCATTTCCCCAT